GCGTTCGTAAATGGCGTATTCCTCGGGGTCGATGGCCATCAGGACATCGTCAAGGGTGTTCATCAGGCCAGAGATGAGGTTCTTCTCGGCGGCTTTCTTGCCCGTCCAGCATTGACCCTGCATATCGGCGGGGTCGGCGTAGGTGCGAACCTTGAGGATGTCGGAAATGAACCAGGCGTGGGACTCGTCGCAATCGTCTTGGAAGAGTTTACGCTGTTCGGGGGTGAGGGAGGTGCCGGCGAAACCAGCTCCCTTGGCCCAGCCTGACTTGATCAGGTCGACGGTGATGCCGTCCTCGGCGAAAGCCGCCTTCATGTCGTAGAACGGAATGTAGACGCCGATGCTGCCGACGGTGGCCGACGGGCTGGCGTAGGTCTCATCGCATTGGCTCATCAGCCACATGGCTGCGGAGCAGGACTGCTTGCAGGTGTAGCCGATGGTGTGCTTCTTGCACTTGCGGATGCGTTCGGCGAGTTCGGGAACGCCGGTGACCGTGCCACCAGGCGAGTCGAAGTCAAAGATGATATGCTCGACGCCGGGGTCACGCTCGGCTTCCTCCAACATCTCTTCGACGTCATCGACGTCGACCGCGCCCATCATCTTTTCGAGTTCCGTAAGGCCGGAACCGATGACTCCCTTGACGGGGATGATTGCCAGCTCGCCGCTCTTGACGAGCATCGGACGTGGGCCAAAGAGCATCTCCATCATGTCCTCGATATCCCCGTTGCCCTTGATGTCGGCTGGGGAGATTTCGGCCACCTTGTCGAGGTAAGCCTTGGCCTTCGTCGGCTCGATTAGGATCGGCGAGAAGGTCTTGAATGCGTTGGAAAGGGAATACATGGATTATTTGTTGAAGGTTTCTTCGTCGTCCGGGTCGACGTCGTCTTCGACGATCTTCGCACCGTCGTCCATCTTGACCTCGTCGTCGGCGACGGATGCGTTGATGTCGGCGGGGGCGACGTTCTGCGGCTTGTAGAGCATCGACAGCGGGACGTCGAACTCCTTGGACAGGTCGAGCAGGTATCGCTTTTCGGCGGCGTTCTCGCGCATCTTCTCCTTCGGGTCGAGACCCTCTTCAAGGTAGTTGTCCGTAAGGCTCTTGAGGCCGGACTCGATGTCCATGCGGTTCTGCTGCGCGTCACGACCGGCGTCGACGGTTACACGGCGGGGGGTCGTCCAAGTGACGTTCGTCCAGTACTCGGTCGAGCGGAGGAAGCCGTCCTTGATGGCACAGCCGATGACGTAGCCCCAGACGGGGGTTAGGAAACGCTGGATCATCACCTGCTGGCGATGGGAGAACTTGCGGTCGGCCTTGGCGACGACGAACCTCATCACAGCTCCGCCTGCCTTCGTCGGGTTCGCGCTGAATTCGTAGGGGAGCATCCCTGCGAGGGAGTCACGCTCAAGGTGTTCGATGAATCCGTCGAAGGTCTTGTTCGGGCGGTTCGACTCAAAGGACTCCAGGCGTTCGCCGGGGGCGAGGGCCAGCACCTTGCCGCCGAGGAAGGTCGAAGCCTCGCTCGGGTCGGTCATGCCGTCGCCGTAGTCCTGCGGCTTCATGCCGAAGGCTTCAAAGTCGGACTGGGTGCCGTCGAAGTTCGGATTCTCACGGGTGATCGTGCGAGTGATGTCCGACGCCGTCTTCACGGCGAGTTTTTCGAGGGACAGGATTTCCAGCATATCGACCAAGTTGTTGATCGAGTGCTGGAGGGGGCTGTAGGCTCGCGCACCCGAGGCCAGCTCAGGTTCGTAGAGATGCATCACGGCATTGGCCGGCACCAGGCGGCTGGAGCCGTCGGAACGGATGACGTTGTAGAAAATGGGCTGACCGTAGGGGCCGAACTGAATACCGTCCACCATGCCCGGAGGCACTTCGTTATTCGATGAGTTACCGACACGGTGGCTCTCGATGACCTGAAGACGGGGTTCTCCGCCGGGGCCACGGGTCTTGATGATGAAGCACTCGCCGTCACGATCCATCAGGCGGCAGCAGATGTGCTGGAGTTCAAAGAACGAGAACCGTCCCGTGATATCACAGGCGCGGGAAGCCCATTGCTTGAAGTAAATTTCTGCGGCGTCGTCCCACATCTCGTCGCCAGACTGGGACTGGGGCTTGATGCCAGCCCCGACCGTGTAGAGGGCCATGTCCGACAGCACCTGACGGATCAGGCCGGCGTTCAACTCCAACCAGCGCATCTTGCGCGTGGTCTCCATGCGGTCGAAGACCGTCATGGTCTTCTTGAAGTCCTGCGGCCAAGACGACCAAATCCAAGAACGCTTGTTGCTGAACTTTGCCGACTCGAAATTGGAGAAGATGCCCGGGCCAGAGCCGCCTCCAGACGCCTGCTTCTGCGGCACCGTCACGGTAGCTCGCTTGGGCGTCTTAGGTTTCTTGGCCTGCGGGATGGCAGGCTTGCTCGGCTTTTTGGGTCGCATCAGAGTCCTCGGAAGTTATTGAGCATATTGATGACCCTGACACGGTCGACGGAGCCGTAGGTCTGGGGGTCTTTGACCATCAGCGCGTAGCGGCATTCCACCAAGACGGTGGAGATGTCCATCGGGAACTCCTTCACGACATTCGTGCCGGAGTCGGAGTATTCCATCATGGTCTTACCCTGCTTCAGGAGTTCCTTCGCCTTGGCGACAATCTCAAGGATGTCGCAAATGTCGAAAATAAGGAAGATACCTTGGGGTCGTGCCATTTGCGTTTAGCCCCGTGTAAAAGGGCCGGCTGACCCCACCCCATGAACGATCCACAAGAGCCACCCGTGGTATGTATGTCGAGCCAGCCGGCTTGGGATGTAAGATGCCATTGGGAGTCTTGGCGTCAAGCGGTTTCTTCCTCGACCTGCTTTTCGTCAGGCTTTCGGTCTTCGGGCTTACCGTTGCGGTTCTTGCCGCGCCCGATGAGCTTGGCCATCAGGGCGGGAACCATGCCGATGACCTCGGCGTCCCAAAGGTGGTTCGCCCGTTCGCCGATGGGAAGCCAGATGGCCTGCCCGTTCGCCTGGCGGGTGCGGTGTTCCGACTGCATCTGCTTGCGATACTCGTCGCCGGCGTCCTCAGGGTAGGTGTGATGGCCTGCTCGGCGGAGGCGGGAGATGGAGTCCTTGAAGTACAAGTTGGAGAACAGGTAAAGTTTGCAGGAGGTCTGGCCGACTTGGATCACCTTGGCTCGGGCGTAAGGGCGGTAGGCCACCTTGATGCCGTAGGGCGTCTGGATACGCCACGGGAACTCATTCTGGCCGGAACCCTTCGTGGCGTTCCAGGCGTACTTCGCGCACATACGGTAGACGGTATCGGTGTTCGGGCCGTCACCCGAGTCGACGAACACGAAGAAGTCGGAGACCTCCAGGCGTTTCTGGGCTTCCCGAAGTTCCTCCTCGGTGTCGCAGTAACCCCATTGCACCATGCGTGACTTGCCGTCCAAGGCCCACGCCCGGACAATCCAGTAGAAGCCCTTGCGCTGCACGTCGACGGCCATGAAGCGAAGGCGGGCGAACTGCTTGGCCTTCTTGTAATCGTCCTTGAAGGGAGGTTCGGCGAGCTTGCTATCGACCATGAACGCCTCGTCGTCCCATTGGTCGAGCATCTTGTAGCCCTGCGGCATGACTTCGCCGCCGCCGTCATCAGGATCGTCAGACCAACTGAGGGCCAGACGCTTCTGCTTGAATTCACGACGGGCGACATCGTCACCGTGTTCCTCGAAAGCCTGCTTCGCACGGATGGCCATCTCAGCCAGTTTGCCCCAGTCCAAGCCCCATTGAGCGCAGAGGGAATTCCAATGGAATCCGACTACGCCCTTGGGAGCGTTCTGGTTCATCGGGATGTATTCGCCGGTCAGGTTCAGCTCGGCGCGGACTTCAAACGAATCACGGTAGCGGTGCTTGCATGACTTGCACTCGTAGGTGCAGCCGGCCTTGACCTTGTCCAAGTTCCAGCCGTTCGGTTCACGGGCGTCCTCGGGATAGATCAACTGCTCCCACTCCCACGCCTGGCGGGTTCCGCATTGCGTACACTTGAACGTCCACTCCCGTCGGTCGGACTGGTTCCACAGGTCGGTGATATCGTCGCCCTCGACGCCGCCCTGCGAGACAAGCAGCGACTTGCCCTGCCAGATGAAGGCCGTGCGACGCGCCAAGGCTTCGTTCAAGTGACCCTTTGGCCAGAGCCAGACTTCGTCACCTCCGAGGAATCGGATGGAACGACGCTGGAGGTTCTTCTTGTTATTCGCACCCAAAACCCAGACGGTGTTACGCTCGAAACGGGTCTTCTTCCATTGGTTGCGTTCGGAGTCCTCCATCTTGGCCAGCGTCGCCGGCGTGGCTTCCCACATCGGACGTAGGCGGTCTTTCTGCCAGTCCTGTGCGTTGTCGTCGACGTCCTGCAAGAGCAGCGTCGGCCCAGGCGAACGAGCGGGGATGAAGGTCGACCACAGTTCCAGCAGGGACGATTTGCCCATCTGGACGGCACCCAAGACGACGACGGTGGTGATCTCAGGGTCGCTCAAGGCACGAAGGATTGGAGCGAGGAACGGCGTGGACTCTACTCGGAACGGCCCAGGCTGCGGCGAGCCGGGGACTTCGCGCACGTTGGCTTCCAGCCATGCGACGATATCACCTTCGGGGTCGGGCGTCATCATCGCACGGATGTGAGCCTCGAAAGTATCGACTGTCTTCGGGTCGATGATCATTCGACTTCGTCGACGGAATCCTCGTCTTCGACCTCGATGGGTTCTTCAGGGTCGACTTCCTTGACCACGGCCTGCTCGGCATAGCCGGCGGCGGCGGACAGACGCTCAAGCATCTTCTTCACCTCGTCGTCGATGGCCTTCATCGCCCTTCCGGGGTTGTCGGGGTTTACCCTCGACGCCAGTTTCGTGCCGAGCTGCGTGACCTCTTCACGGACTTGCGCGAACACTCGCCCGAACCTTTCGATGGCGGTCTGGGTGCGGATGTACTCCCGGCTGGCGATCTGCCTCGCCTGGAGTTCCTTTTCCAGCGTCACCAAGGTCTTCACCAGTTTGTCGTAGGTCGCATAGGACTTGCTGGCGTCGGGCGAGTTACTGCCGAGGTCGTCAAGGTACTGCTGATACGCCAGAGCCTTCAGTTCGCGCTGACGCTCGACGGTCTCGGTGAAGTCCTTGTCGGGACGGACGGATGAACCCATGCGTCCGGCACCTCGGGCCATGTACCACGACTCTGCGGCCTCGATGGAGTCGAGGGGCATCCCTTGCTGGATGAATTTGTTGATTGCCTGCTTGGTGACGCCGAAGCGTCCGGCAAGGTCGATGGGACGTACCTTGTCGCTCATCGAAGTTTCTTCCTCCGCGCCACGGAAAGTTTCTTACACGCTGATTCGGACTTCATGTACATCGACGGCGGAAGGGATAGGTTACGCTGGATGGTCTTCACCCGAGCGGAGATGGCGGCACGGGTCAGGCGGTGCTGGTTGGCCAGAGCCGTCATGGTCGGCTGGTCGGGCATCCCGAGGGCGAGCTTGATGCACGTCCCGTGCAGCCGGACTTCGGCGTGGGTCGACATATCAATCACGGCGATCACCTTGCGGAGGATGTCCAGCACCATGTCCTGCGTGAAGAGTCTTTCGCTCATCTCCGTGTACGTCCTTTCGCGCATCTGCCATTGCACCGCTTGCAACTGGTTGATGTCGTAGCCTTCGCTCTTCGACTCGTCTTCGTGGTCGGACACGGGTTCGCCTCCGAAGTAACGATGAGCGTGGGGAACCCCGGCATCGTCAGGGTTTCTGTGGTTAAATCCAGTCGCTTCCAATGCCGCCCTATCCACTTTGGAGAGCCGCTTCCAGAACCTTTGATATTCGTCATAGATTGGCATCGGGATCGCTGGGAGGACAGAGCAAGTCCTCAATCTGACTGGCCACCGATAACATGACCGCCGCCTCGGAGATCAGAAGTTGCGAGACTTCCTCGTCACCGCTCTGCTCATGGATGTGCGCGGCCCGGATGATGTTCATGCCACCGATGCGTCGCAAGTGCTTGGCGTCGGCTACGAGAGTTTCGCAGGCCGCTCGGAAGTTGTCTCCGCTGATGTCGTTGTTTCGTACCACGGCGTCATGGTTACGCCCGACATCGGCCAAGTCAATCGGCTACCCGTGTCGTGGAAATATCAAACCGTTGTCATCCCGTGCCAGCATCCCGTGACGCATGGCCTTGCGAATCTTGTTCCAGGCGTCCTTCTTCGTCAGCGGCTCGTCATAGCACCGTCCCCACTCGGCGGCGAACAGGTCTCGGATTTCGTGGGCGCGGTAACCCCGGTCGGTCGGGATCAGGTTCAGCACCGCCTGGACGAGCTGGGCGGCTTCCTCCGACTTGGCCGTCCTCGCCTCGTTCAGCCGGCTGATGTGTTCGCGCATCCGCTCGGGCGACAGACGCCATGCCCTCGCCCACGGCGACTCGGGACGACGGGTGATCGCCTGGCCGGCGCGGCGACGGAAGGGGCGGAAGGGTTGGCTCATTGGCCAGACATTTAGCCTACGCCCTCAAAGGCGTAAAGGCTATAATGGCTTGGCCATTATTTACTTTGTTTACTCTCCCTGTAAAGGGAGAGACAAAGTAAATGAATTGTCTATATGTCTTGCTACTGTGGTTGCTACTGTGGTTGCCTAGGCGATCATAGTAGCAAAACATATGGTTTTTAGCGGTTTACCCCCGGGTTTTTAACGGGGTCGGTGGGGCTTCGCCCCCCCCGCCCGGATGCCCAAAAGTAGACTTCCTACTGGCGTCACATGATCGTAACAATTGTAACAATCGTAACACAACCGTAACAATCGTAACAATCAGCTCCCGTCACAAAACCGTAACAATTGTAACAGGACCGTAACATGACCGGGCTTGTCATGGTTCAATGGCAATTGAACATTGCCGCCGGTGCCGGCCTGCCGGCCTGCCGTTTGACCGTCCGTCCGCCCCGCTTTGCCGTCCGCGCTGCCGCTTGCCGTGCCGTGATCTTATGCCCCGCCCCGCCCCCGCCCCGCCCCATGCCGTGCCTATGCCGTGCCGGTGCCGTCCGCCTGGTCAGCTTGCGGACGTTGCCGCCGCCCCGCTGCCCCGTCCGTCTATATAGGGCCGGACGTAGGGCCATGCCGTGCCGGTGCCGGCAAGGGGTAAGGGTTGCCGCCGCCCTATCCCGTCCGCCTGGCGGACGTTGCGCGGGGCTTGCCGTTGCCGCTTGTGATCACGTCCGCCGGCGGCGGGGCTTCCCATGTCATTAAAGAGGGGTCAAACTTTCTGACAGAATGACATTGACCTGCCGCCGCGCTTCCCTTTGTTTATGTGTCCTATGCAATACCTAAAAGACGCCCTTACCGCCGCCGCCCTTACCTTGCTCGCTTGGATTGTCGCCGTTGCCTTTCTCTCTCTCTGATTTCCCTAACATGAAAACCCCGCTCCCTCCCCTCATTCAATCCCACCTTGCCGAAGTCGCCGCAATTGCGGACGGACTGGCGGCAACCGCTTGCGAAGTTGAAAGCGGCAAGTTGCGCGGCCTGAATGTCGCCGGCGTTTTGGATAACTTGGACTTTGTCGCCGGTTGCCTGACTTGGGCCGATCTAGAACACGCGCCGGCCATGTTGAACGCCGCCGCCCGTGCTTTCCGGCAAACCTTTCCTTCCGACAGCTTGGGATGGGAAGACGCTGGCCGCTTGCAATCGATTGCCTATGCAATTGAGCGCGGCCAGGTGGATAACTACATGAAGGAAAACCCCGGTGAGACGGCGGACTTTTACTTTAAGAAGGAAAACCCCTTTTCTACCCTTTAACCCTTTTCCCCTAAAACCCATGAAACCCATAAAGCAAACCGTGCCGCCGGTCA